AAAAAGATATTCGTCTGAACAGTAAATATAATGACGGTCGAATAGGGTGGCAGAAGTTACCGATACGTTCACAGGAAACTTTGTACAGATGGGAATATGATGATAATGATAATCTGTTGGGATTAACGCAAATGCCACCGCCGAAGTTTGATTTAATCACAATTCCTGCAAATAAATTATTGCTATTCCGTACGAAAAGCAGTAAAGGAAACCCCGAAGGACGCAGTATATTGCGTAATTCGTACCGCTCTTGGTACTTTAAAAAGCGAATACAAGAAATTGAGGGTATAGGAATTGAACGTGATTTGGCAGGTTTACCTGTAATGACCGCGCCTGAAGGTGTTGATATATGGGATAATGATGATAAAAACATGGTCAGTGCAAGACGTGAAGCGGAACGATATGTTAAAAGTATACGTCGTGACTCTTTGGAGGGAGTTGTAAAGCCTGAAGGGTGGAAGTTAGAGCTACTCACGAGCGGTGGCAAGCGTAATTTTGATACAAATGCTATTATTGAACGATATGATACACGAATTGCAATGACGGTACTTGCAGATTTCATATTGCTTGGACATCAGGGTACAGGAACATATAATCTCGGCAGTGACAAGTCGCAGATGTTTTCAGTGGCAATCGGTGCGTATCTTGATATGATAGCAGAAGTGTTTAACAATAAAGCTATTCCCGATTTAATAGATATGAATGGTGAGGCATTTAAAGATATTACTGATTATCCAACGATAATTCATGGCGAAATTGAAAATAGAAATATCGGTGAGCTTGGTGACTTTATACAAAAAGTTTCAAGTGCAGGATTTATATCACCTGATGAACAGCTTGAAGATTATCTTCGTGATGCCGCAAAGCTGCCTGAACGTGCAGATTACTCAGGTAATGGAGGGACGGCACCCGAAAAGAGTGAATTCAAAGAGGAATAATATATGTTTACATTCAGAAAAGCAAAGAGAATATTTGAAAAAATACGCAAGCCCGATAGAAGTAAAAAGGGTGAAAATGCACTACAACGTATTCGTAATATGTTGGATAAATACGAAACACCGATAACATTGGCATTATTATTTTTATGGGATGACTATAACATAGATGAAGAAACAGCAGATGAAGTCATGAGCGGTAATGAGAGTGTAGAAGATATACATGAACCGTTTGAATTAAATCTGAGTGATTTTGAAGATAAAACATTGATACCAACATTGGAACAGGTTGGCGAAGAAAGATTTGAAACCGCATATGAAGACAATAAAGATTTGATAAGTATCAATACCGAAACATCAGATGATGATAACGAAAATAATGAAGATAGTCAGTTTGATTATTCTGCATTTTACACCAAATGGTGTGATGAAAGAGCGGGTAATCTTATTGCAAACATCAATGATACGCAGAGAGAAAATGTTAAAAGCATTATAAATACTGCATTACAACAAGGTGATACACCGTATTTTGCCGCTCGTAGAATAAAAGATACGGTAGGATTAACAGAGCGACAGCTTAATCAGAATACCCGCTATTATGAAAATATGCGGAATACTCTGCGTGAGAATAATCCTAAATTAACTGATTATGAAATTAACAGCAGAGCTACAAAGGCGGCAAGACGGATGGCAGACAAACAACGGACCAAACGGGCAAAAGATATAGCACGAACTGAAATTGTTACAGCACATAATCAAGCAACTCGAGCATACATACAATGGGCGATAGAACATGGATATATGCAGAATGTATATAGACGTTGGGTGACATCAAACAATGACAATGTTTGTCCGATTTGCGTTGCATTGAACGGACAAACAGTACCATTTGATAAACCATATAATGTACCGTCCGATATTAAATATAACGGTTCTGAGATAATGGCACCGCCGGTACATACAAATTGTTGTTGCGGCGAAGAATTTTTCACGGGTGACAATAATAAAATACCGAGTGTTCCAAACAAATGGGACAGTATGAGTGAGGCGGAAAAGAAAGCATGTGTCAATTATTATGCCGACAAGTCACAATATGCGGAATATAAAAAACAGCTTGGGACTGAAAATGTTCCTGAAACTCTTGAAGATTTTCAAAAATTAAAGTATAATAATAAAGAGGAATGGGACAAATTAAAGGCTGCATATAGAGCTACAAAGTCTGAACGAAGTTGCTATAAATATTCGACTGATGGAACATTTATAGCAACCAACCATAGAAAAGGTGGCTCTGTTCCCAGACAATTAAAGCCATATGCAGTGTTAGATTTAGAAAAATCGGATGGACATATAGAACGTACAATATATGACAAAGACGGATATATGGTAAAACAAATTCATCCTACGGATCACGGCAATCCAAAACAACATCCATATGGTGAAAACGGAGAACATACTCATACATACAAGTGGAAAGACGGAACTTTGGAAGAACGAAGAATTCGAAACATAACAGATTCGGAAAGAAAGGTCAATGGTGATATTTTATGAAATTAAATTCAGAAGAAATAAAAAATTTAATATTATCGCTTGTACAAGATGTGGTATTCGAATATGACAATAAGACTTGTTGTATCAATCCATGGAGTAGGACTAAATTTGAAGTGGGTTATAATGACATTGTGAAGATATATTCGGATATAGATGATTTAATGAATGATACCATTTTTGATGGACGTTCATTAAGTGATATAGCGGATGAAATTGAAATTGAATAATGTTTAAAAATGAAATTTATAAATTAACACGTTGGTTGTAAATCAACGTGTTTTTTTATACTGAAATTTAGGAGGCTGATTAAATTGAAAAGTTTTAATGATTACATCATTCACAAGGCAAGGGATGAACCTGAAAAGGTAGTAAAGGCACGTTTCAATGTACAGAAATCATATGGCGAACAACATCTTGTATTCGGATGGGCGAACGTATCGGCTCGTGCCGATGGCGAAAAAATCACCGATTGGCAGGAAGATATTATTGATATTGACGAACTTGAAAAAGCGGTTTATCACTATGTTGAGTTTTACGGGGACGGTGGCGAACTTCACGAACGTGGAGGTGTAGCCACAATGATTGAAAGTATGGTGTTTACCAAAGAAAAACTCAAAGTATTAGGCTTGCCCGAAGACGCATTAGCTGACGGTTGGTGGATAGGTTTTCATGTGACGGATGAAAGCGTGTGGGAAAAAGTCAAAGATGGTACATACTCAATGTTCAGTATTGAGGGTGAGGCTATCAGAGAGGAGGTAGAGAGTAATGCCGAATAAGTTGAAAAATTTGAATATTACAAAGGTTGATTTAGTGCCGGAGGGTGCCAATCCTGACGCATTTGTTACAATGTATAAGTCTAAAACTCCTATAAGAAAGAGCGGTGAGGCTGAAAGCTTTGCTGATAAATTAAAGGATATTAAATTGGACGATGTAGTTAGGCAAATATGGCAATATACGGAATCGCTAAGTAGTAGTCTTATTTCAATTCTTAGAGATGATAACGTTACAGATAAAAAATCTGCAATGGATAAAAGTCTTGAAGAATTTTACGGTGCCGCTACACTTTCAACAGAAAAATGGAGCGGTGGCAGTGTAAGTGACTATGTTGCAACAGGTTCAGAAGAACCACAAACAGCCACGATTGTAAAAGCATTAAAGGCAGAAACACTCGGTATATTAAAAAGTAATAATGAAGGAGCTGATAATGATATGAAAATTAAAGATATTGATAAGGATAAGCTAACTGATGAAGAAAAGAAGCAGTTGGAGGCTATCGTCAATAAGGCTGGTATAACGAAGCCGGAAGATGATGACAATGGCAAAGATGACAATAAAGACGACAAGGACGTTAAGAAGATTAAGGATGAATCGATAAATCATGATCCAGAAGATATTTATAAAGGACTTCATCCGGCGGTTGCGGCCGAACTTAAAAGCTTAAGAAAGGCTCGTGACGAGTCGGAAGAAAGAGAAATTACAGCTATTGCGAAAAAGTACGAAGTTATAGGCAAAAAGTCTGAAGAACTCGTACCTACACTAAAAAGCTTGAAAGCCGCAGGCGGTACAGCATATCAAGACATGATTGGTGTGTTGGATATGGCAGTTGAGGCGGTAGAGAAGTCGGGCGCATTCACCGAAATCGGCAAGAGCGGTCATTCTGATGTATCCGGTTCTACTGCCATTGCCAAAGCTCGTGCTATTGCCGATGAGATTAAGAAATCAAATCCAACAATGAGTGACACAGAGGCTATGGCAAAAACGTGGGAAACACACCCCGAACTTATGGAAGACTATGATAATGAGATTGGAGGTTGATATTAATGGCAAAGCAATATATTACAAACGGAATTAATACATCAACTACCCGTGTCGGTGTTGCGGCTGAAGATATGGAAAACGTTGCTGGTAAAGCTGTTAAGTTGAACAGTGACGGACTATTGGAAATTTGTAATACCAAAGGGGAAATGCCTATCGGTATTGTTACTATTGACAATGAGGCGGACGTTTCAAAAGGCGATAATGTTACATATCAAATATTTGCTGTCGGTATTGCGGCTATAAGTGCCACAGTAACAGCGGGAACAGAATTAACACCTGGTTCGGACGGTACATTGGTTGCCGCTGAGGCAGGTGATTTTGTGTGTGCAATAGCAATGAATGATTGCAACGCAAACGCAATGGGAACAGTCAAAAGAGTTGACTATTATAAAAAGGAGGCTAAATAATGGGTACAGAAGTTTTTGATAGAATAAGAAAGGGTAAAACACCTATCAATGTTCCGCTTACGAATATCAGTACGGCATATTTTCAAAGTAAGAGTGGCGGTGCAACATCATTTTTTCCTGAAATACCAGTAACGCTTTCGAGAGCAGCATATTATAAATTTTCAAAAGAAGATTTGTTAAGAGATAATGTTCGTCCTAAGCCTATTCTTGGTAAAGTAGATCCTACCGTTTTCAGTTACGATACTGATGATTATAAGTGTACGCCTGACCAAATTATTGTAGGTTATGATAACATTATTCAATCAGATATAGAGCGTATGGGAGCAAAAGGAATAATGAATTTTCGTCAAAACAAGTCGAAAGTTATCGCTGAACAGATATTTATTCACCAAAATAAAACATTTGCACAACAATATTTTAAAAAGGGCGTATGGGGTACTGATTTAACAGGTGGTACATCGGCAAGTTCAAGTTCTACTGATTTTGTATCATTTGATAATGATAATTCAAGTCCGATTAAGTTTATTGGAGATTGCATTACAGAAATCAAAAGGACAACGGGTAGAAAACCTAATAAACTTGGATTAGGTCAGCGTGTATTTGACGCACTAATTAATCACCCTGACGTAATGAATCGTGTTATTTACGGCGGTAACACAGCTTCACCTGCAATGGTTACAACAAAATCATTGGCTGCTATTTTGGGTGTAGACGAGGTTGTTGTATTTGATGCTATATGGAACAGTGCAAATCTTGGCGAAGAAGAAAATACAGGTTTTATTTGTGATGAAAACGCAATGCTTTTGGCATATGCAACATCTACGCCAATGATTGATGAGCCAACTGCCGGATATACATTCCGTTGGGATATGGGTACAGGAAATATTCTTCCTATCATTGAATGGGAGGGCGATGAGGGAACATATTCTCATTACATCGGCGGTATGATTGCGCAAGATATGGAAATCGTGTGCAAGGACTTAGGTTTCTATTTCCAAAATGCCGTTACTCCTAAAAATTGATTTAAGGGGTGTGACTAATATATGAGATACACAGCACTTAAATCTTGCCGTATTGGCGGTAAAAACTATAACAAAGGTGATATAATTCAGCCTGATGAATTGTCCGCATATGAGGGGTTAAAGCTGGTTAGATACGGTATCCTATGCGAGTTACCTATTAATGCAGAGGAAATGGTTGAACCGATACAATTTGTTGTATCGATACCGATTTTATCACAAGACGGAAAAAGCATTAATTGTACTGCGGACGATGTAACAGAAATTTTCCGTGTACTTCAAATGTCGGCCACAGATGCGGCGGAATATATAAAGAATATTAACAGTGATTCTGTATGTGACGTATTAGGCGCAGTTGATACGCGAAAAACCGTTTTAGCGGCAATTTCAAAGCATACAACAGAGCAGGAAGAAGATAGTGGCGGTGATGAGTAATGCCGAGATACTCATATAATCCCAATGCAATTACGGAAAACGGAGTTGACCGATTGAGGTTTGAACTGGGAGATACAACATTCAATCCGGCAGAGTTGACAGCGGCTTTGTCGGATGAAGAGTATCAAGCGGTTTTGGATATGAACAGACATTGGAAACG